CGGAAAGTCGTTCACGCTCTCGCTGCTCGGCCTGGTCGAGGCCGTGACGCTCGGCGTGGACGTCAACGTCGTCGGTGGATCCGGTGAACAGGCGCAGCGCGTGCTCGAAGCGATGGGGCGGCTCTGGGACGCGCCGAGCGCGCCCCGGGCGATGCTGGCCTCCGAGCCGGCGCAGCGCCATACGAAGCTCGTCGCCGGCAACGTCATCCGCGCGCTGATGGCGTCGACCAAGTCGGTGCGTGGTCCGCATCCTGTGCGCCTGCGCCTGGACGAGGTCGACGAGATGGACCTGGCGATCCTCGACGCGGCGATGGGACAGCCGATGAGTGCGCGCGGCGTGCTCTCCCAGACCGTCATGTCGTCGACCCACCAGTATCCGGACGGGACGATGACGCAGATCTTGCAGCGGGCGAAGGAGCGGAACTGGCCGATTCGCGAGTGGTGCTGGCGGGAGTCGATGGCGCCGCACGGCTGGCTCGACCCCGCCGAGATCGAGCGCAAGCGGCAGCAAGTGACCGACGCGATGTGGAAGACGGAATACGACCTGCAGGAACCGTCCGCCGAAGGGCGCGCCATCATGACCGAGAAGGTCGCCGCGATGTTCGCGCGCGAGCTCGGTCACTTCCCGACGGGGCACCAGGGCGCGATCGAGGCCGAGCCGCCCGACCCGAAGGCGACGTATGCAACCGGTGCCGACTGGGCGAAGGAACAGGACTGGACGGTCATCGTCACGTTCCGGACCGACGTCACGCCCTGGCGACTCGTCGCGTTCGAGCGCCTGCAGCGCCGGCCGTGGCCCGACATGGTGAGCCGGCTCGACGCGCGGATCGCGCGCTACGCGGGATCACGTCACCTCGCAGCGCACGATGCGACGGGCGGCGGCAACGTCGTGTCCGACCTCATCGAACACCAGGTCGAGGGCGTCATCATGGTCGGGCGCGAGCGGTCGACGCTCTTCTCGAACTACATCAAGGGCATTGAGCACGACGAGCTGCGGGCGCCGTTCATCGAAACGATGGAGGCCGAGCACCGCTACGCGACGGTCGATGACCTCTTCGGTGCCGGGCATCCGCCGGACAGCCTGGTCGCCGGCGCGCTCGCGTATCGGGCCGCGGTCGGACGCGGGCGCGGCTTCCTCGACTGGATGAAGGGCAAATCGGACGGCGCCGCCTCGCCAGCGCTGCCGCCCCCGGCGGCCCCCGGCGACGACGCGGACGCGCTGGTCATGCGGCACCAGCAGTGCAGGATTCGCGGGATGACGCGGACCGTGGTCGAGGGCGGACGCGTGCGGTGTGCCACCTGTGGATGTGATCTTGGGAGGGCAGGATGAAGTTCGACGTCGACAAGATCTCCGATCAGAAGCGCCTCGCGAGGGGCGAGCAGTGGCTATTGGCCAGGGCATGCCTTCGCGCCAGGGACGGAGTCCATCATCGTCAGTGGCGCGTGATGACCCTTTCGGGCGAGGCGCCAGGCGGAGAGTTCACAGCGATTAGAGAGCTGATGCCAAAGGCCCAGATCACTGCGGTCGATTTGAGCACGGCCGCGCTTGAGAAGGCTATCGAGGCAGGGGCGGACGAAGTCATTTGTTGCGATCTTTCGCAAACGACAGACAGCCCAAGGTCGGATGGTCAAACGAGAAACGGCCCAGCGTCGGCCCTGGCCGGGCTGAGATACGACGTTGTGAACCTTGATTTCTGCGGAACGCCGACAGACCAGATGCGAGAAGTCATCTCGGTCTATCGTCACATCGTTGAGCACTTCGGCGTCTACATGGTGACGTTCGCCTACGGCAGGGACGTCATTGAGCGCTGGGCCGGGATCGTGCCTACGGAGCGGCGGCGTCTCGTCCGCGCTGCAGCCATGGCGCAGAAGACGGGCTTGCCCACAAGAACGACGCGCACCATACGGGTCTTGGATCGCCTCGTCTCGGCCCTTGATGACACGCTCGCCGCGCGCGTCGTCTGGCTCTCAAGGGGGATCCTCGCAGACCTTCGGTCGGTCATCGTCTACCGCGGCCACGCGATGCCGATGTGTGCGCTTCTCTTCTGTTCGCTGCGCCATCCGGGAGAGCCGTCGGTTGTTACGCTGGACGAAGGAGATTTCGAGTTGGCAGTCGAACACCTCAGCGCCTCTCGGCTATACGACTGCCCGGAGGATCGTATCGCGTTCTTTCGTCGGCACGCCATTGCGATGAGCGCGGTTCGCACGCGACAAGCGAGACAGGCATCATGAGCGACCTCTCGAACGCGACTCTCAACCCCGCCGAAGCCGTGCGGCGTCTTACCAAAGTCATCGAGCGCCTGAAGCGAGAACCTCCAGTCATCAGGCGACTGCAGCTCCTGGCGCGATCGCCATCGACAACCGAGTACGAGCGCCTAGCCATCGCGACAACCATACTAGCGATCCGGCGACAATCGCTACGGAAGACCACATCATGAGCCAGTCTGCCACGCCCATCGAAGACTTCGCCAACATGAACCCGCTCGGCACCCACGGCCTCACGCGCCTCGACTCCGGCCTGCTCGTTCCGGAGTCGGCGGTCCCGCCCCAGCCGCCGCCCACGCTGGCGCGCGAGGTCTGGCTGCGCGAGGACCTGAAGATCCTGCGGCGGATGGACAAGCGGCTCGTCGCGCTCGGCGTCAGGACGATGCTGCTCTGCGTCAACCCCGACTGCAAGGCGCCGTTGCTCGGGCTGCAGGCCGAAGAAGACGGGACGACGGTGCTCCAGTGCGGATGCAAGCGAAGGGAGATTCGATGAAGGGCGAGGCGCTGAGGAACGGCGCGGATAGCGCTAAGGTCGCGGCCGACCAGCAGGATGTCAAGCCAGCGCTCGCGAGCGCCCCCCCCTTCTGTGTTCGGCCTGCTCGCGCCGGACGCGGCAAAGGCGTACTCGGCCACCATCGCGATGCTTGACTCGGTGGACCCGCGATCGGGGACCGTCACACGCAAGCGGCGCTGGTGATCTCGGCCGGCGCGCGCGCGATCGTGTGACCACGGCGGGGACGTCACTCGGACGGAGGATGTCAGTGAGGACTCATGGCGACGATTCGACGATTGCTCGAACAGGCCCAGCGCGACGAGTACGTCTCGGCGACGGCGCTCGCGGCGTTCTACGGCGTCTCGGCTCGCACCGTCCACAGGCTTGCCGAGCGGGGGCGCTGCCCGCATCGCCACGTGGGGCACCAGATCCGCTACCGCCGCGAGCAACTGCTGCGCCTGATGGCCGAGCACTACCCGGCCGATCCAGAGAGCTGAATCGGTCAATAGCGACACTAGCGCCAATAGCGACACTAGCGCCAATAGCGACACAACCCATTGCGCCGCGCCTCCCCAGCCTCTACGGTGGAGGCCGTGCCGCTCGATCTGCGCGTCGGTCCCGTCCACCTGCACGTCGGCCGCGAGGCCCGGCAGGCGGAGCGATCGCCCGCACTCGCGGTCAATGCGGAGGTAGACCATGACCAGGTAGCCACGAAAGCCTCGCTCCCCTCAATGGCCGTGCCCAACGTCGAAGGCACGGCTCAGATTCGCGCCGCCGCCGCACAACCGAAGACGCCCTCGGGCTTTCCGATCCCGCCAGCCACCGGCCAGCCTCCCGACCCAGGACAGACCCCGAACGCGAGCGACGCCAGCCGCCTCCTAGGCCCGATTCGCTACCAGTTCCCCTACGGCACCAACGCCACCTTCACGCCGCGCGGCACACTGCGCCCGTTCGACCAGTTGCGCCGGATCGCCGACGCCTGCGCCGAGGTGCGGTTCTGCATCGAGACGCGCAAGGACCAGATCTGCTCGCTCTCCTGGGACATCACGCCGAAGGACAGCAAGGCGACCGGGCAGAGCCTCGACGGCGAGATCAAGGCGGCGCGCGCGTTCTTCTCGGCGCCGGATCCTGGTCAGCCGCTCTCGACGTGGTTCCGCCAGGCGATCGAAGAGATCCTGGTCACCGACGCCCTGGCCATCTACCGCCGCCGCTCGCGCGGCGGAGACCTGCTCGGCCTCGAGCTCGTCGACGGCGCGACCTTCAAGTGCCAACTCGCCCAGGACGGACGGACGCCGAAGCCGCCGCTCGTGGCCTACCGCCAGATCATCTACGGGCAGCCCGTCGCCGGCGGCGACTGCACGATCGACGACCTGATCTACCGCCCGCGCACCGTGCGGACGTGGACGCCCTACGGCATGAGCCCGACCGAGGCGGTCATGCTCGCCGTGACGGCCACGCTCAATCGCCAGGCCTTCGACGTCCTGCAATACACCGAGGGCACGCTGCCCGAGTCGTGGGCGACGGTGCCGGAGTCCTGGCAGCCGAAGGACATCGACGAGTTCCAGACGTTCTTCGATTCCATGATGTCGGGGAACCTCACCCAGCGCAGCCGCGTGAAGTTCATGCCGGCGGGCTCGAAGATCGAGTCGATGCGCCTGCGCGACTTTCAGGCCGGCTGGTACGAATGGTGGTTGAAGCTGATCGCGGCCGCCTTCGCCGTGCCGCCGTCCGAGCTGGGGTTCACGAACGACGTGAACCGAGCCACGTCGAAGAGCCAGGAGGACGTGGCCTTCCGCCGCGGCGTACGCCCGCTCGGGTCGTTCCTCAAAGAAATCTTCGACGACGTGCTCGCACGAGACCTGCGGCTTCCGCACCTCGAGTTCGTGTGGAAGAACACCGAGACCGAGGACCGCGCGAAGCAGGCGGCCGTCGACGAGATCCGCGTGCGCACCGGGATCGACAGCATCGACGAGATCCGCGTGCGCGACGGCCTGCCGATGATCGGCATGGGGAACGCCATCTTCACGCCGACCGGGCCGCTGTTCGTCGAGGATCTGATCGCGGACGTCGACGACGACCCGACGACCACGGAGACGAAGCCGGCTCCGGCCGCGCCCGCAACGGCCACGCCGAAACCGTCCGCGCCGGCGCCGGAGCCAACGCCGCACACGGAAGGCGAAGCGCTGGACGGCCTCGAGGGCCAGGCCAAGGCGCTGGCGGCCGACCTCCGGCATTGGCGCACCGTGGCGCTCAAGGCGGCCAAGGCCGGCGCGCCCTGCAAGCCGTTCGTGAGCGCCGCGATCCCGCACGACGTCCACCACGAGATCGAGACAGCCCTGAAGGCCGCGACGACGCCGGCAGCCGTGCGCGCGCTGTTCGCCGAGATCGAGAAGCGCAAGCCGACGCTGCTCGAGCAGACGCGGATGCGTCGCAGGGTGCGCACAATGGCGGCCGACATTTTCCGGGCGCAAGGCGCCGCCCTGGTCGCGCACCTCGAGGAGCCCGCGTCATGACGCCCGAGCAGCTCCGCCACCTGCTCGTGACGTTCCCGTGGGACAAGTGGGACGCGGAGTGGAAGCAAAAGTACGAGCCGCTCCACCGCGAGCTGCTCACCCTGGGCGGCGCCGCGGGCGCGACCGAGGCCGGGGGCGCGTTCGCGATCGACGACCCGATCGTGTCGGCGCTCAGCGAGCGCTACGTCGGCGAGCTCATCACGGAGCTCCAAGGCACGACGCGCGACGCGGTCTCCGCGCTCATCGAACGGACGATTGAAGACGGCCAGGCGGCGGCCTCTGGCGCGACGCCGTTCGAGCTGGGCACGGCGATCCGGGACGCGGTGCGCGAAGAGTTCTCCGGCTACGAGCGCTGGCGCGCGGACCGGATCGCCCGCACGGAATGCCTCCTACCTGAGACGCAGGTTGACGCTGCTGTGGTGCGGGCAGCTCACAGACGGCCGTATGAAGGTCAGGTGGTCGAGGTCGAGACTGCCTCTGGCCGCCAGTTCACCGCAACCCCGAATCACCCGATGCTCACGAGCTCTGGATGGCTTCCGTCTGGTCTCCTGGCAGAAGGCCACGATCTCGTCTGCGACAGTTTCCAAGAGCACCATGGTGCGACGGGCGATCAGGATGTACAGCGACACCCATCCACGATCGCGCAGGTATTTGATGCGGTCGAGGCAGTAGGGGTCACGGAAC